GATTTTGTTGTTGGTGGTAAGGTTCAGGGTGTGATTTCTAGATCCTCTGGTATCATCGATAACGTAAATATTGCTAAAGGTGTTCTCAATATTGATGCTATCACCAAAACATCTGGCAGATTTATCGATGACATTGGTAAGCCTTCTGAGATTGTTCAGAAGATTCAGGATTCTTATTTCTATCAGAACTTCTCTTACGTTATCAAGTCTACAATTCCAATTAACAAGTGGAAGAAGCAGATCCTTGAGAATAACCACCCAGCTGGTTTTAACATGTTTGGTCAGCTGCAGTTATCTGGTGGTAAGGATATCTCTGGTCGTAAGATTGGTACTGAGTTTACTAAACAAGTAAATATCAACGAGTACAGCAACGTCAATCAGATTACATCGTTTGGTGCTGCTCAACCTATTTACTCTGCATTTAACAACTCTGAAGTTCTCTTCCGTAAGAAGAGACTGACTAACTCTGAGGAAATTCTTACCTCTATCGTTAAGAAAGTTGATGATATTTCTTCCCTCTTTGATGGTCAGAGAAAGAATTTCCCCCTGAGAGTTGAGGGTGAACAGGTTATCGTTAAAGATAACCAGATGCTTGTAACTATTAATGGTATCATTCAGGCACCTGGAGATTCTTACACTGTTGTTGGTAATGAGATTGTATTTGATGAACCACCAAAACCCGATTCTAAGGTCGTTTACCGAAATGTAGAGATTTCTATCTTACCCATCACAAGACTGAATCTCAATACGATTGGTGGTATTTTCCCCAGTATTGGCGATTTTATCAATGGTTTTGAGTCTGAAGCAAGAGCAAGAGTTGTAGATACTGGTGCTACTTCGATTGATGTTGTAGACATTGTTGGTGGACCTTTCCAACTAAACGAGCGTGTTGATGTTGGCAGAACAGGATTTAGTGCTATAATTAGCACCATCGAACTTGTAAATCAGAAGACTATCTTTGAGTTTGGTGAGACAGTTACCAATATGAGGGGAGATACCGCTCTCGTCGAAGAGAATAACATTGATTTGGATGGTAATATTGATTCCAGTCTTGTTCTCTCTAAGACATCTGGTACTGCCGTATATGAAATTGGAGCATACAATATTGGTCTTAATGATATCGTCTATTCTGCCAGAACAAACATTGCTGCTCGTGTAACCAGTATTTCTCCCTACAGAGATCCAGTTGTCAGTATTAATGTAACCAATGGAACACAGTTTACACCTGGTTCTACTATTACTGGTGGATTCTCTGGTGCAACTGCAGAGGTTGTTCGTGTCGATACGAACCTACAACCTTATACTTTGTACTACATCAAGAAATCCGTAACAGATTTTGTAGATGGTGAGCAAATTGCAAATAATGAGAATCAATATGATACTATTTCTGGTACAGTTAGACTTGGTGATGTTGTCGATACTTTGGTCATCAACTCTGGTTCGTCTTTCTTCGGTATGATTTTCGAGAGAGTAATTTCTCTTACAAACCAGAACGTTATCTTAGATGATATTTCTAAGACAACTATCACACCAACTCTTATTGATGATCCAGCTCAGAGAATTAACGCAGATTTCCTTGACTTTGAGATAGTACGTTCGACGGAAATTGAGTATCAAAACCTCACAGGCGGCACTCTGAGTGAGAATGATATCATTCGTTCTATCAGAATTAATTATGGCAATCCTGTTACGGATGCACTAAACAGATGGTTTGATGCTTCTAACTTGATTCTCGCAAACAAGCAAGAGATTATTGATTTTGCCAATGCAGAAATTGCTATCCAACACCCTGGATTCTATTATCCTGGCGATAATCAGACTGATCAGTGGAGCAGATATGCAGATTCATATCGGTTGATCCAACTGAACAAAGATTATATTGTTGCTCAGTCCTATCAGGACATGACAGTTGAGTATCCTACACTTCCCATTCCTAGTTCCGATAAGTGTAAGAGAGATATTGGATATTTCATCGATGCTCTGAGCATGGATATCTTCCAAGGTGGCACTGTATATACTCGTAAGTTCCTGCAGCAATATTTCAGTGATGATGGTCTCACATTCCTTTATGTGAACAATGAGGCAGAAGCAACCGAGTATGCATTCAGTCAGGCAATTAGTTATATGCAGCAAGCACTCAGCAACATGCTGACTGGTTCTGTGACTATTGGTGTAGACCTCTTCACTCTATACAATGAAAGAGTTACTGGTGGTTCTGATGGTAATGGCATCACTGCAGACCCTTCCCCTGGTAATCCTTATGGAACACCTGGAAGCAACACCATTAACTATGGACCTACAAATTGTGCTGATGTACAAGCAACACTGGCAACCTTGTTCGAGAATGTCTCTGAAGTTCTCCTCACTGGTTCTCTGACTGACCTTATTGATCTAGTAGAACCTGATCAATACAGTCAGACTGAAAGCAAGTGCCGTCGCGACATTGGTTATTTGGTTGATGCTCTTGCTGGTGATATTAAGGGTGATGGCAACTATAATATTGTTAAGTTCGCGAAGTTCTACTTCGACAATGCTGGTGTTCCTATTAGCAATGGTCTAGTGGGTGAAACGGCAGAGTCTATCACTGCATTTAATAAAGTGCGGGATCTTGCTAAGAGAGCAATCAATAACCTGATGTATGCAAAGGATTTGACCCTTGTTTATGATCCCACTACATACCCTGGTCCATATCTAGCATCTGCTAATGAAGGTCATACCTATGACCCCAACTATAGCCAGGGTAATAACCAAGATATTAACAATTGTGCAGATGTCCAAGCGGCACTTGATACTCTAACTGCAATTGCAACCACTGCTATCAGTGCAGGCAACCTGACTAATGTAAATGCACTTCCTGTGGTCAGCGATGGTTCTTATGAGGAAGGTGAAACTATCCGTGTTCTTAAGCTTGCTTATAAGGATAAGGGTGGTAATGGATTCTTCTTCCCTGGAGACACTATCCGTGGTATTGATTCTGGAGCATCTTTCTCTGCTGCAGGTACAAATACTGGTCTTAAGTGGTTGTATACAAACTCTATTGCTGGTGTATTTACCAATAGAGAGTATATTACAAACACTAAAATTATTGCTAATGGAAACGTAGCACAAACTAGCCTTCAGTATATTGCTGGCACTAAGTCTCTGAACTTCACTGGCGGAAATCTTGAGCATCCTCTTTCGGATGTTCAGAAGTTTGGCACTGGAGATTTCACTATCGAGATGTGGATTCGTCCTTCTACTAATCCTTCCAGTGGTCTGAAGTATCTGTTTGATACCAGAACCAGTGGTGTTTCTGAAAATGGATCTCCCATTCTGTACATCAATGGTTCTAACATCCACTGGTGGTACAACGGTTCGGATAGAATTACTGGTGCTCATGGTATGAGCATTGACACTTGGCACCATATTGCTATTACCAGAACGACAAATATCACAAAGATCTTTGTCGATGGTACTCAGAAGGGCAGCGACTACTCAGATAACAATAACTATCTTGAGCGTGCTTTCCATATCGCTTCCGACATCAATGGTGCTAATACATTCCAAGGTCATATTGACAATCTGATTATTAGAACTGTTTCCCAGTATAGTGAAAACTTTACACCTGGAACTACATTCCCAACAAATAATCAGAACATCAACTTTGCTATTAACTCTGAACAACCTCTGATCATGAGCACAGAGGAAGTTTACGCAGTTTACACTGGTCAGACTAACTCCTCCACAACTGCTAAGTATGTAAATTACGAAAGCAGAGAAATTGTAGTCGAGGACATCAATCTCGCCAGAGATGAGCATCGTAGAGTTTCTGACATCATCAATCTGAACTTGGATTGGATTGCTGAAACTGCTGTCGGTTTGATGAAGGAAAAATATCCTGATTTCATCATGCCTGGCGATAGTGCAGATGGTGTTGGTGTTCAGCAAGGTACAAACTTCTGCTTGCGTGATACAAAGGAATACATTCTGAAGGCAATTGTAGAAGATCTCAAGTATGGTGGCAACTACAATAGTGTTATTGCTGGTAGAGGATATCTAACTAAAGCAGGTGGTCTTGCATATGTTGGTAATGAACTCCTGCAATCTGTATATACTTGGACAGAACTTGCAGAAGTTATCAACTATGTAATTACGACAACAAGTTCCGATCTGGAAACTTATAATGGTACAAAGTATAGTGAAATTCTCAGAATTCCTAATAACTTCACTTCTCCCGCTTCTCAGTCCATTCAGGATGAGATCACTGGTCTTTGCGACACTATCGCTGATATTCTTGCACCAACAGGTCAAAGATATAGAGATGCTGGTGATCTTATCTGGAAGAATAGATCCTATATTGCAGAAGAAGTTGTTGGTTACCTCGAAGATAAGTACCAAAGAAACATCAATGGCACTGTCTATGATTGGTTAGATATTCCTGGCACTAACCTGTGCTTGAGAGATATTAGAGAGTACATTCTCCCTGCAGTAATTACAGACCTCCTGACTGGTGGAAACTCTTCCACTCAGTACGTTCTTGACTTCTATGTTGGATCGGATGGTGTTGTATCTCATGTTGAGTCTGAATTGAGCGCAATGCTCGATGCATTCGATTACACCAAAAAACTGGTTCATCATGCAATTACCAATACTCTTCTGTCATTTGGTACTACTGCAAATGAATTTGGTGTATCTAGTGATTACGCTGATGATTATTACGTTGCCAACTGGACAACTAAACAGGCATACAGAGATGAAACAATCACTGTCGATCCTGTAGGATATGATCCTCAACTTTCCACAACAAATCAAGCAATTGACGCTGCAAATCTCTTGGAAGCGAACAAGAATTTGATCGCTTGGGAAGCAGTCTATACAATGAATGATCTGTCTAAGTATCTAGATCTGAGCATCCCTGGTGGAGCAAGAAACTGTGTTGATGACGTTGTAGATATTATTGATGCAATTATTGCAGACCTTCGCCTTGGTGGAAACTCCAACACTTATGATGCTGCAGCATTCTATCTCAACCCAGAAGATAATAGCCTTCTGCACATTGAGAATGAGGCAGAGGCAGCAGTCGATGTGTACAAGATCGCTGCAGAAATGGCAATTCTTACAATTAGAAATGCCTTTGGTCGCGACAACCTGTACATCTACAATGAAGAAGAAGGTGGTGCCACCACTCCTGGTGGAATTGGTACATCTTCTATCGATGCAGTTGATGTTGAGAGTTATGAGCAAAATGCCGTTGATGACCGTTTCATCGACGCATCACATATCATCGAGAGAAATATTCGTTTGATTGCAGAGGAAGCAGTTTATCTTGGTCAGCAGCAGTATCCCAGCCTGGTAATTCCTGGTGGTAGCATCAACTGTGTTCATGATGTGACTGATGTCCTTCATGCACTGGTTTGGAACCTGCGTTACGGTGGTAACAACAAGGTATTCCGTGCTGCTGAATTCTATGTCAGCAACAGCAATCTTGAGCATATTACTTCTCAGGCAACCGAGTCTATCTGGATCTTTAATAAGGCAGTAGACATTGCAATTGATGTGATGCGTGGAAATACTCTGACGATCTCTGGTCCACATGGTTTCACCCAGAAGTTCTATGCAGATCTCGACTTCTATCCTTACAACCAGGGTGGTTATACTGTAACCCAGGATACAGTTACCAATTGCCAAAATGTTGCTGATGCTATCAGCAGTCTGATGGGTATTGTTACTGATACTATTGCTTCTCCCTCGGATATCGAAGATGGCACCATTACCAAGGAACTTCCCGTTCTGTGGCCAATTAAATACACTTCTGAGATGGCAATCCGTGATGTCAGCATCACCTATGATGCTGCAGCACCTGCATGGAATCAGACTTGCCCCCAAGTTTCTTCCACCATCGAATCCCTATTCGATATTGTTGCACAAACAATTAAGCAAGCATCTGAGGGTGGTGGTAGCTACCTGGCAACTATTACTAGAACTGGTGTTAATACAAACAACACCAACTATCAGTTCTATACTTGCTATAACGTAATTACTGCTGCTGACACCCTGTTCGATCTTATGGTCGATACAATTGGTGGTGGTTCTAAGTCTGATAGAAATGCCGCTCGTTATATTCTGTTTAACCAGCAAGCAATTGCACCCAAGTCGTTTGAGAGAACTACAACTCAGTATCCTGGTACAGGCGCTGACGAGCAGTTTGCATATGACATTATCAAGGCAATTGTTTATGATCTGAATACTGGTGGAAACCAGGGTATGCTGAAACTTGTTAATTCTTGGTTTGATGGTGAAGGCAACTTCATCGCCTTCCAAGGTATCACAAGGCAACATTTACTGTTCTATGTGACTCGTATCAGAGAGTATATTAAGCGTACTCTCTACGATTATAACAACACTGCACAGTGGGGTGGTTACGATCTGTATCTGGATGAAACAAACACCGCTGCAATTGCAAATAGATTCGAGTATGAAGAGGAGTCTACTGAGTTTAGAATTGATAGTTCCCTGAACCTTGCATATTATTCCCTGAGTAGATCACAACCTGCGTCTGGAAATGCAACCACATATATTAACAGCAGTGACGTTCAGAATCTTACAAATCTGTATGATGAAGGCGAAGATTACAACACCGATCCCGAATTGATTCTACTCACACCCACCATTGAGGTTGGATTTGAGAGAAGAGAGAATGTTATTCGCATCAACCGTGCAAACTTCTTCTCGCGTGGTGACATTGTTCAGTATATTCCTGCATCGGATGATATTGAGCAAGGTTTGCAGGGTCAAGAATACTTCTATGTTCTGAATGCTCAACCACAGTGGTTTGAGATCAGCAAGGAGATCCGCCATGATGCGAGATTCAGACCTTTTGCACTTGATACTAATCTGCTTGGTCAGCAGCGTTTGCAAACTGTCGTCCGTTCTGGCATTACTCGTGTAGGAACTACATATGGCGATCGTGATATTGATACACCCATCAGCGCAGGATTCAGTTTGGCAGACATTCTCGTTGGAACTTCTTCCAATGCAAAGTCGGAAATTGTTAGCACGATCAGAAATGAAGCAGAAATTGTTAAATCTTATACAAGATTCTTTATTGATAATGCATCTGCAAGATTTACAAATGGTGAGCGTGTAGAGGTCCAAGGTGCAGGTTCTAACTATGGATTTATCCTCCAAACATCACCTCTCACTGGTGATTTGTCGGATGAAGGTTGGATTTATGTTGAGGGTTTGACTGGCACATTTAATGATAATGACACCATCGAAGGTCTTGACAGTGGAGAAACCGCAGATATTAATGGAGTTGGATATGACCGCATTCTCATCAATGAGAATATTGGTTCGTTTGACATTGGTGAAATGTTCTTTAATAAGAACAACTCTGCAGAAGCAGATATTTCTGGATATGAAAATTCTTCTGGTTCTCTAACATCAAACACTGGTGGTCGTATCGCAATCGATATCGAAACTCTGCAAGATGACTTCGTAGATGGGGACATCATCTATGGTTCCATCACAGATAAGATTCTTGATATTGCATACATCACTGCAACTGGGTTTAGATCAATCGAACTAAATCAGTATGTTCATGTGGAATCTGTAATCGAACTTGATGTTGCTGATGTTGTTAGAGATCAAGGTTACAATGGAACATTCCAGAGGGGAGATCTTGTATACCTCCTGCAAGGAAGTATTCCCAAGATTCCTGGTTGGACTGCAGTTGTTACTCAATATCTGTATGATCCTGATCTTGGTACTCACAAAATGTGGATTGCTAATCTGCAACCATTTGGTGAAGCAGCTGATGGAACCACAACTCAAGATCCTCAAGAATTGCTTTCTGGTGGAACTGCACTTGGTAAGTTTGAGAACCTCAACAACTTCCCACTAATACTCGCAAACATTCTTTCTGTCACCGAAACACCTTATGTTGGTTATGGTAAAGTTGCTGGCAAGCAAATTAGTGGTGATGCTGGAAGAATTTGGTTGGAAAATGTTGTTGGTGATATTCCAACAAACTCAACAATCAAATCCGATTATGGTTGGTATGCTGGTGTCACACAATCTAAGGGTCTGATCGCACGTTGCGATAGATTCTTCCGTGGATTTGATGGTATTGCGACTGACTTTAAGTTGACAGTCAACAATGGTCAGGCATATTTCCCTGACCCTGCTGGACACCTGCTGGTATTTGTCAATGGTATTCTCCAACCTCCTGGTGGTGCTAATGCATACTCTGCATTCTCTGACCAGATCAACTTCACAGAACCCCCTAGCATTGGATCTGAGTTCATTGGTTATTATGTTGGTAAACTGAGACAACTTGATGATATTAGCTTCGAGTTCGACTCTCTGCGTTCCTCCTTTAACCTTAGATACCTAGGTGGTTTCTATTCCTTGACTCTAACTGAAGGTGTCTCGTCGAATACAATTCTCCCAGAGAACAACATCATCGTCTCACTTAATGGTGTTATTCAGGAACCTGGTGTTGGTTATCAGTTAGTTGGTTCTAGAATCATCTTTGCTGAAATTCCTCGTGCAGGGTCCACATTTGTCGCTTTCTCATACATTGGTTCTGACGCGGACGTTATCGCAGCAACAGTTGTTCCCCCAATCGAAGCTGGTGATGTTCTGCAGATCGAAGGTGAAGCAGATCCTCGCGAAGTCGCTTTGATCGAATCCTCTAACTCTCTGGTTACCTTCGAGTACACTGGCACTGTTAAGGGTCGTGGAGCAGAAGCACTTTCGGAGATTGTTTCTGGTGAACTCACAAAGGCAATCATTACCTCTCCTGGTGATGGTTATACATCCAGACCCAACGTAGATGTCATCTCTGCTAGTGGTTTTGATGCTCGCGTTCGTGCTCTAATGGGTCTTCTTAGGGTTGATGTTAAGTCACCTGGTATTGGTTATAAGAAACCAATCGTCACAGTTGAGACTACAGTTGAGGATGATTTCGTTACTCCTTCTGGTGGTGCTGTTAACAACGGTTTTGATACCTACGCTGGTGAAGGTACAGATGATGATGGTAATCCTATCGTGATCCTTCCTGGTTATATTGATATCGATAATCAACCCGTGAATGTAACCGTCAACCAAGGACAAGTTGCAACATTCGTTGTTATCGCAGACTTTATCGTAGCAGAAACCAATTTGGTTGGAACAACACCTCTGAATTATCAGTGGCAGCGTAAGCAGTATGGTGAAATTACATGGACGAATATTACTGGTTCCACATCATACATCTACACGTCCGCAGCTGCGGTACAAGCAGATGATGGTGATGAATTCCGTGTTGCAATCACTGCTGCTGGTGCTACACCTGTATACTCCAACTCTGTGATTCTCTCTGTCCAAACTGGTCCTACAGTTGTGACTGATTTTGATCCTTCGGACATCTTCCAATAAATAGTAAAAAACTCCAACACCGATCACCACCAGCAGGGTCATATAACAACGCTACCAAAATACTCACGGTGACTGGGGATGGCCTCCCCAATCCCGTGAGTTACGGGACATTTCCAAATGTAAATAATCCCAATCAGGTAACTGAACAGGATTTTCAGCATGACTTTTTACTCCGTGCGGGAACATTTGGTGTAAGTAGAACTTTTGATAATAATACATTTTCTCAAAATGGTTTTATCATTCAGATTCCATTATCCTCAGCAGATAATGCGCTTCTGGGAAATGAAATTAGAGTTGGTGATAATGTTCTGTTTGTTTTTGATGAAGGAACGCAAAATGAACTAAAGAGGGTTTTTGTATACACTGGAACTGAACAAACCACCACTGCAGGTCAATTTTGGAGAGCATCCGACACATATCTTGAGGTGATTCTAGATTTTTCTAGAATCGAGTATTCTGGTACATATACTTACTATGATCAGAGAAATGGAAGAACTGAGACTCCTCTTGGTGCAATTGGTATTGCTGCTAATGGTGTAGTATTTTTTAATCCTTCAGCTGGTTCATCTGGAAACCCACCTGCAGGATTCCAATGGAATGCACACTATGAAGATTCTCCTGTAAATTTTGGTGATGATCAATGTGGGGGTCATCCAGAAACTACTGGACAATATCACTATCACGACACACACTTCATCGATTGTTGGAAAGATAATAATATTATTGCAACATATAATGATTATTATGGTCAATCTCAGCACAATGGAGATAACTTAAGACATCCAGATGGTCACTCCAAAATCCTTGGGTATTGCTTTGATGGATTTCCTGTGTATGGACCATATTGTTACAGTGATCCTTGGGATAACAATTCTGAAATTACTTTATCTACTTCTTCATATCAAATAAAGTCTGAAGAGGCACCAGGTAGACCAATATACGGAACTACCCAGTTAAACCCCCCAGCTGGATCTTTAATACAGGATTGGGAGTATTCTCAAGGTCTTGGTGTTTTGGATTACCATAATGGAAGATTCTGTGTGACTCCAGAGTTTCCAAATGGAACTTATGCATATTTTTTGGCTACAAGATTAGGTTCGGAAAATTCTTTAGAACCAATGTTCCCATATATGGTTGGAACAACATCTAGAGAAATACTCGATCAACCACTGAATAATGGTGCTGCTACACCACCACCCCCAGATCAAGATGGTGGTGGTGTTGTCATTCCACCTACTATCCAGATTGTTGCTCAACCACAAAATGCTACCGTGAATGTCAATCAATCTGTAACTTTCTCTGTTACTTCAGCAATCATCCCCGAAGACGGACCCAAAGGATACAGATGGTATCGTTCTACTGATGGAGGATTTACCTTCGCACAGATTACAGGAGCAACTAGCAACAGTCTTACATTCACTGCCCTTGCATATATGTCTGGGTATAGATATAAGTGTGAGATTCGTGGTCCCCTTGGTGCCGTTTCAGCACAAAACTCACCATTAGAGACTGACATTGTTGTGTTGACTGTAACTGGTGCTGGTGGTGGACAGCAAGCAGAGGACTTCTCCTCTACTAATCTCAAATTTGACACCACAAGTGTCTTCTTTGACGCAACATAAATAGAACTGTAAAAATCTAAAGGACTATGGCAAAGCAGCTAGTCGGTATTGGATCTTCGGCAAATGATGGAACTGGTGATACCCTAAGAGATGGTGCCATAAAATTTAATTCCAACTTCGACGAATTATACGCACGTCTTGGTAATGATTCCGACATCCTGGTTGATATCGGTCCTGGGATCGTGGAAGGTCAAGTTCTCAAGTGGTCAACGTCACCAGATCCAGCATTTAGGGGTGGTGATTTTGATACTCTCACTGGGAATCTTGATACTAATGGCAACAGTATTGTTTCCGATGGTACTGACCATATTGTTATTCATCAAACTGGTACTGGTGATATCAAACTATGGGGTGGTGGATCTGGATCTGCCTACACATATATTGATGGTGATGATGGATACCTGAAATGGTATGCACCATACTCACTGTTGGAAGATCTTCCAGATGCATCTAATCATCATGGCATGTTTGCTCATGTGCATGGTACTGGTAAGGGGTACTTTGCCCATAATGCAGGTTGGACTAAACTCCTCGATGAGACTGATGGAATTTCTGCTCTTTCAGATGTTGATACAACTGTAAATGGTGGACCTTCTGATGGTCAAGTTCTGAAATGGAATGCAACCAACAGTGCATGGGAGCCTGCTAATGACTCCACAACAACAAATGGTGGTGGAGGAGATACTCCCAATCTCTTTGAGACGTTTACTGCAGATACTGGTAGTACAACTGCAAGTGCCCCCAACGATACTCTTAATATCGTTGGTGGAACAAACATCTCCACCACATTGTCTGGAGACACCCTGACAATTAATATGACTGGTGCTTTGGGGGATGCTGATCAGAATGTATTTACAACCATTGGAGCAGACAATGGTAGCACTACAGCAACAGTAACTACAGATACTATTAACTTCCTTGGTGGAAACGGTATTACCACCAATCTGAATGCTGGTGCAATTACTATTTCTGCTGACCCCAGTCTGACACTTCCTGCAGGAACAGAAGGTCAACATTTGTATTATAATGGTACACAATATACTGGTGCTGTCTCACCCACACTGTTCTACAGTGTTACTGCGAACGGTTCTAGCGCATACAGATTTACTGGTCCTGGCCAAGACTCCAGTGCAGATAATCCTACATTCTATGTGTATAGAGGATTTACTTATCAGTTTAAGAACACAACTGGATCTAGTCACCCATTTGAGATTCGTGTAGCAAGTGGCGGCGCTGCGGTAACAAATGGTGTAAGTGGTTCATCTACAGGAACAACAACATATACGGTTCCCATGTCTGTTGCTGCTGGAACAACTTATTTCTATCAATGCACCATTCATGGGACGATGATCGGTAACATTGTGGTGGTCTGATAAATGGCAAGAACAGTACCAGGTAGCGGAGCAGCAATCGAACCCGTCTTTAACAGTGTATTTGGTGTTAAAGACGTAATTGTAGTGGAAGGGGGTTCTGGATATGATAAGAACAATCCACCAAAACTTTCTATTGGGAATTGTGGAACTCCAGTAAGAGATGCTGTTCTTCGCCCTATCATTGGAGACAATGGAGAAATTCTAGCGGTAGATGTTATTGATCCAGGTGAAGGTTATGATCCTCTAAGAGTCCTTATAGAAAGTGATGATGATGGTGTTGTTGCAGCAGATGTAAATATAAACTTAAACCCAGATGGATCATTTTCATTCTTACAGGTAACTCAACCTGGAGATGGTTATTTTAGTGCCTCTGCTCGTGTTCTTGGTGGAGGTGGAGCGGGTGCTGAATTAGTTCCTGTAACTGGTGGTGTTACTGGTCTTTCTATCGAATCTAACGGTAGAAACTATCTACCTGAAGATGTGACTCTTGTTATTTCTGGTGGCGGTGGGCAAGGTGCAACTGGTGTTGCCGATGTAAATTTGTTTGGTTCTGTAACAAATATTAGGATTACAAATCCTGGAGAATTCTTTGAGACTCCTCCACTAATTCAGATTATTGGTGGTGGTGGATCTGGGGCACAAGCAGAAGCAACTATCGAACTGGGTAAAATTAAGGACATTAAGGTTCTAAATCCTGGTGGTGGGTATACTACAAATCCAGTCGTCATCTTCACTCGCGATACGAATCTTATTCGAGCACAGAGAAACAGAACTTCTCTGAGATCTTTGCTCTACAATATGACTGGTCTGATTAGAGATGCTGGTCCTAAAGATACAACTTTATATGTAGAGACAACCAATGCTTTTCCTGGATCTGGGAAGTTTCAGATTGGTACAGAAATTATCAGATATACGGGAAAAACTGCTATTAGTTTTACTGGTTGTAGTAGAGGCATTAACTTCAGATATGATCAGCGCATTATTTTAGATTCACTTGCTAATAATGCTGAAGGTATCTCCAGATATTCTTTTAGTGTTGCTGATAGGATTAGAAGAGTACAAGAGAGTAAAACCAACAAAGTTGCAATCGTATACGATTGGAAACCAACCACTAGGGAACTATTCCTGACATTTGAGGTTGATGAACTTGCATTTATTGATGGTGGTCAAGCAAATGAAAAAACTGCAGTAATTCAGTTCATTGCTGGTGTTGCAAATTCATCTGGGACTGGCGTAAGTCCCCACGTTATTTTTGATTCTCCTGGATCTAGAATTTATGTTTTTGAGGATCCAATCAGTATCCTGCAAGATTTTGCATTTGAGGATAATGACGAACTAGATGGTGATGGTGATGGAATCATCGATCTTGTAAACATAGGAACGGATTATGAGAATGAAATCAATCTAGATGGTGGTATTGCATCATCTCTGTATGGTATCGAAGAAACTGTTGGTGGTCAGAATACCACTCTATTCCAACAGGGTGATGAACTTTATGATTCTAATCTCGTTCCTCTCATTGCAACTGTACAGGTTGCAGGTGATCTGAATGATGGTGTTGATCACGATGCAACTGTAGATATCTATCTAGATCTCGATAGTTGGAATAACACATATTACCAAGTGGGAGAATCTGTGTATGGAACTTCTACAGGTGTTACTGCAACTGTAGTTGAGTTTGATCCAGAGCCAATTGGTTACGATAATTATGTTTTGCTACGGTTGGGAAATTTAACTAACAACGGCAATACATATAAGTTCACAACAGCAGATCAGATTATGGGTAATACTACTGGCGCTTTTGGAACTTTCTGGAAGCAGGAATTTACAAACATCGTCAGAAACGAACCAGAGTAAACCTAATAAATAAAAGGAAGGTAATAGCTAGGAAATGGCACTTCTTACAGACCAATTTAGAATTTTTACTGCGAAGAGATTCATCAAGTCTCTGGAGGGTGCCGACCCTACGCAGTCCGACCTGCAGGCTGGGGCAAATAGAGATCGTCTCTATGTGTTTATCGGTCGTCCACAAGAGTGGGATAACGAAAACGCTCCCCCCACACCAGTTGACTCCTCGCAAGAGTTTTCTGATACGTTTGCCGACATGATCTCCCTGAAGCGTGTACTTGCTAATGACACGATTCAGGTTGTTCGTCGTATTGACTGGACTCCCCCAGAACAGACCACTGGTGGTTTGGGTTACGTTTATGACATGTACCGTCATGACTACTCTTCCACAAAGACTGCATCTTCTGGTGCAACTAAACTATACGATGCTGACTTTTATGTGGTAAATTCTCAGTATCAGGTTTACAAGTGTATTTACAACGGCACTTCACCATCCGACCCTAACGGAAAACCTTCTACTGTAGAACCTACTGGTACATCAACTTCGATCATCACCACTGCTGATGGTTATCGTTGGAAATATCTGTATACCATTCCTGTGGGTCAGGTTCTGAAGTTCTTCTCAAACGACTATATGCCCGTTCTCAGCGATATTGCTGTGACGGGTGATGCAGTTGGTGGTGAAATTGATACCGTCGTTATCCAAGCATCTGGTACTGGTTACAACAACGGTACTTATGAAAACGTTCCCATCAAGGGCGATGGTGTTGGTGGTCGTGTTTCTCTGGTTGTTGACGGTGGCAAAATCGTTAATGCCACAGTGACTTCGGGTGGTTCTGGATACAACTTTGGTAAGATTGTTATTGATGAAGTTAATGGTATCGGCGCTGGTACTGGTACAGGTGCTGCAATTGACGTTATCATTCCCCCCGAAAATGGTCATGGTGCCGAACCAGATACCGAACTGGGTGGTTATCGAGTGATGATTAACACGAAGTTCACCTATGATGAAGGTTCAGGTGACTTCCCAACCGATAACGATTATCGTCGTATTGGTCTCCTTATTAATCCCAATCAGTTCGGAACAACCGAACTGACCTCTGCTATCACCCTGTCGGCAACCAAAGCGGTTATCTTTTCTCCCACATTTACTGGACAGTTCCAGACTGACGAGATTATCACACAATCTCGTACTGTTGGTGGTCAGCAAGTTACTGCTCGTGGTCGTGTTATCTCCTGGAACAATACAACCAAAGTTCTGAAATACTATCAGAACAGAATCGATGGTGTGTTCCCCGAGATTACGGGTAACCTTACAGAATTTGAGGGTGGTAACCCTATTGTTGGTTCTACTTCTGGTACTTCGGCAGATCCCGACATCAACTTCCCTGTTGTGTCTGGACTTTCGACTCGTATCATTAATAACACTGAGTATGACCTTGGTATGTCATTTACCAATGGTTATGCAAAACCAGAGATCGAACCTAACTCTGGAGAAATCATCTACATAGATAACAGAGGCGCGATTTCTCGTGCTGGTGACCAAATCGAAGATATCAAAATCGTAATCGAGTTCTAAGATGCCCCAGAATACTAACCTGAATATTGCTCCTTATTTTGACGATTTCGATAAGGACAAAAACTTCTACCGAGTTCTTTTCAGACCTGGATTCCCTATTCAGGCGAGAGAACTTACGACAATGCAATCGATTCTGCAAAATCAGATCGAAGCAATGGGTCAGCACCTCTTTAAAGAAGGTGCCATGGTTATTCCTGGTCAGATCGGTTACGACCTGAACGTTGACTGTCTGGTAATCCAACAGGCATTCTTGGGCGTCAACGTTGAGACATATAGAGAGCAGTTGCATGGAAAGATTGTTGAGGGTCTGACAACTGGCATCAAAGCGAAAGTTCTCTTTTCCATTCCTGCGACAGAATCTGAGCGTGGTTATATCACATTCTATATTAAGTATGTTGAGTCTGGTGACACTACTTCTGATGTATCTATCAAGAAGTTTCAGAATAATGAGCAGTTGATTTGTGAAAATGAAATCACTTTTGGAAATACTCTGATTGAGGTTGGTTCTCCTTTCGCACAACTTCTTCCAGTTGAGGCAGCACTGACTGGTTCCACTGCATATGTGAACGAAGGTGTTTACTTCATCCGTGGTCACTTCGTTGATGTACCTTCCGCATATATCATTTTGGATCAGTACACAAACAATCCTTCTTATAGGGTTGGTTTTGATGTATCAGAATCTATCATCACCCCAGAAGATGATCCATCTCTGACCGATAATGCTATTGGTTCTTCCAACTATTCTGCACCTGGCGCTCACCGATTTAGAATTAAAACACAATTGGTGAAGAAGCCCATTACAGATGACACTGATAAGAATTTTATCGAACTTCTCCGTATTAGAAATTCGAGAATCGAAAATTTTGTTGATAGAACCGAATATAACGAGATTGAGAAATCTGTAGCACGTCGTACATATGAGACTAATGGCGACTTTGTTGTAGATAGTTTTGATATTAGACCCAGAGAGCACCTGAACGACTTCTTTAATAATGGAGTTTATGGTGCTGGTGAAATTTCACCAGAAGGACAGATTGCCAGCGATGATTGGATGGCACTGGAAGTAGGTCCTGGTAGAGCATATGTTAAGGGTTTCCGCACACAAACTCTTGCAGCAAACTATATTGATTCACCAAAACCCAGAACTTTCCTGGGCAAACAAAACCAAATCGTTCCTATTGACTTTTCTCAGTCAACAGAAATTTATGATATTTGGGGTTGGCCAAGAATTTCTGGTGAGGGTGTAACTGACTGTTATCAAATTGTAGAACTCAGAGATGACTGGTCTGGTACTGGTGCTAGCAACTCTGTATATGGTCAGCAAGTTGGTGTAGCTAGAACTTTACAACTTGAGGTAGATGGATCGAGATATAATCTCTACCTGTTTGACATCAACATGTTTACTGCTATCAACTTCGATAACAGTCAGACAGTAAATGCTGGCGAAGTTATTGTTGGTCGTAGTTCTGGTGCTAGAGGATATGTACATTCAGCGAGTGGTGACTGGGCAAGACTGCATCAGGTATCTGGTCAATTCCAAATTGGCGAAGTTCTGGAAAGAGATGGTCGTGTTCTCGATGTTCTGAATGCAGTATTTACATATGAATTGTCTGATGTTCGTTCTATTGTTGGTAGAACATCTCCCACAAACAATACCGTCATCTTCACTGCATCTGTTGCACTGAATGATCAACAGTTGCTTACTGGTGCAACTATGACCATTGATCAGGCAAGCACTCAGACTATCGAAGGTTTTGGTACTAGATTTTCATCCGAACTTCGCCCTGGTGAAGTTCTATCTTCGACAGCAACAGACTTTAAGGGTTCTAACTCGATTCGTGTGAGACCAATTGACTTCACAGATATTGGTTATACAGATGCAAACAAGAAAGACCCAGCAACTGTAGTAACCTTTAACTTTGCTGATCAAAATGCCAAACTGGATGTAAGTAAAACCAAAGGAACTGTACCCGATGGTGAATTCTCAACATCTCAGATAATTCGTCTTCGCCCAATCTTCACCCAGAAGACTGTTCGTGATGGTGAGCTCGTGATTGACATGCCAAAAGAAGCAATTAAGTCAATTGCTGATGAATCATTTGTTGCATTTAAGACATTTGCAAATAAGCAGTTGTCCTCTGGTGACGTTACATTCACCCTGCCAGAAAATGAACAGTTCACAACACTTGATGGGGAAAACTATGTTCTAACCATTACTCAGGGTTCTAATACCAATACAGGATATGGTTGGTCACAAGGCACTAACCTTGATATTGAGTTAGAATCTGAAAAGCAAGTTCCTACAATCACTGTATCTTTTGGTGCTAATAGACAATCACTGCAAATCAGTGGCATGAATGATGGTACTGGTGGTTCTGCAAACATTAGTGAAGTAACTCTCACTGCAGCAGTGTCTGTAAACACCGTATCCAAGAAGATCAAAACCGCTGCAAAGATGAGAACGATGAAAGTCGTTCGCACCAGAATTCAGACTGACGTTACAAATTATGGTCTGGCATATGGTAATCTTTATGGCACTCGTATCGAAGATGAAGAGATCTCCTTCGCTCTGAACGATGTGTATAAGATTCATGCTGTTTATGAATCTACCGACGACAATGACGCTCAGATTCCTTATATTGTCCTGACAGAAAATGTCTTCTTTGATAATGGATCTGTTATTGTTGGTAGAACATCTGGTGCTAGAGCAAGAGTTGTTTCTTTTAATGCAAACAACCTCAGACTTTATATTGTTCCCCTTAGCTCAGAATTCTTTGCTTCTGGTGAAACAATCGATGGTGTTGATGATGATAACAATGCTTTGGTTGGTGTTATCGATGATGCTGATGGATCTCTGGAGAGAGGTTCTAAGAATATCACATCCAACTTTACGTTGGATTCCAACATGACTTCGTATTTCTATGGTGTTTCCAAACTCGTAAGAAGAGGTGGAACTGCTGCGCCTAGAAGAAAGCTTGCCGTTGTTTTTGACTACTTTATTCATGAAGCATCTGGAAACTACTTCTCCAACCAATCATATTCTGGTATCACATTCTCAGAAATTCCCAAGTGGAGAGGAACTAATAATACAAAATGGTTGACAGACTGTATCGACTTTAGACCTGCAGTTGGTGAACTTGCATCTGGTTCTGGTACTGTTGAGCAACCATACTTTACAAATTGTGCTTCTCTGGACTTCGATTCTCGTGTGTTTACTAGCAGTGGTGGTGCTGGTGGTTCTACTATCTTTAATATCCCCAAGGTAGAAGAAGAATTCCGTCTGGACTATGAATACTATCTTGGTCGTCGTGATAAAGTTTTCATGACGCACCAGGGTGAACTCAAATTGTCCATGGGTGTGCCCTCAGAGGACCCAGAAGATGCCTCTGACATCGATAACGCTATGATGTTGGCAAAAGTCACATATAAACCTTATGTGTATGATGTTGACAAAGATGTAATGATTACTCTGCACCAGCAGCGTAGATATACCATGGAAGACATTGGTAACATCGATAGAAGACTGCAAAGTGTTGAGTATTACACATCACTGACACTTCTTGAGAATGATGCTAGAAACGTTAAAGCATTTGATGACGATGGTTTTGACCGTCTGAAGAATGGTTTCATGGTAGATGATTTCTCAGATCACTCAACCTCAGACGTAGAGGCAGTAGATTACAAGTGTTCTCTCGATCTTCACAATGGCATTCTTCGCCCAATGCACTACACAACAAACGTTGCACTGGAATGGGATGAGAATGAGTCTACTGGTGTAAGAAAAGCAGATGCAAATATTCTAACTCTGCCATATGAAGAAGTAGTTGCAATTAATCAACCCTATGCGTCTAGAACAGAAAACGTTAACCCCTTTAACGTCTTCACCTTTATTGGACGTATTGACCTGACTCCAACATCTGATGATTGGACAGACACCAACAGAATCCCAACCAGAACAGTTTCCATGGAAGGTGACTTCCAGGTAACTAGACTCCAAATGGGTGTGAACCAGCAAGGTTTTGCACCTACACAATGGGGAGCATGGCAAACTTCTTGGACATCTACTAGAGCATCTAATACTCGCACCTGGCGTGAGCAAACATTTGCTCGTGGCGTTCCTCGTCGTGTTCTGCAAGGGAGAACAGTTACAACAACCCAAGGTCAAGTTAGATCTGGTGTTAGAACAAGAGTTGTTCCCAGAATTGACAGACAGAGCCTTGGCGATCGTCTTCTGGATAGTGGATTTGTTTCTTGGATTCGTTCCAGAAACATTGGTTTTGTTGTGTCCAGAATCAAACCAAAGACACGCATGTATGCGTTCTTCGACACCGTTGATATCACAAACTACGTTACACCTAAACTGATTGAGATTGTTAAGAATTCTTCTGAAGATCCCAGAACCAACGAAACACCCTTTGTTATTGGTGAGACTGTAATTGGTGCCACTTCTGGCGCAAGATTTAGAGTCGCTCCTCCAAATGATCAGTACGATACTAATCCATACAGTGCAACTAATGATATTCTTCCAGTATCTTATGCATCACAAACAAGCATTCTGAATATTGATGTTGATGTAATGGCAGCTACCATTTCACCCAGTTACTTTGGTAACATGAGAGTGGGAGAGCTACTCATTGGTCAAACTTCTGGTGCTAGAGCAATCGTTAAAGACCGTCGTCTGATTTCCAACCCTGTTGGATCTCTGAGTGGTGTGTTCTTTATTCCAAATCCTCAGAATGATTCCAATCCACGTTGGGGTATCGGAACTAGAGTATTCAGACTTTCATCTTCACCTACGGATTCGAGAATTGCTGGTGCAGTAGATTCTGCTGCTGAAGCAGATTATACGGCAAGAGGTATTGTCAATACTGTTCAGGAAGTTGTTCTTGCGGTTCGTAACGCTGCTATTGTTCGCGACACGGTAACTCAATCAAGAACAGTTCGCACTACTCGTACAACTGAACGTCAAGTTGGTTGGTGGGACCCTCTTGCACAATCTTTCATTCTCGACCAGCAAGGTGGTTCTTTTGTGACCAGTGTTGAGATCTATTTCAGCACTAAAGATCAAAACATCCCCATCTCCATGCAGATTCGTCCTATGGAGAATGGATATCCAACTGCCAACATTCTGCCATTCTCTGACGTTACCCTAGAACCTGATCAGGTCGATGTTTCTGAGAACGCAACTGTTCCCACAAGATTCACTTTCAGAGCACCTGTATATATTCCAGCATCGGAAGAGCATGTATTTGTTTTGTTCTCAGAC